CAGCACGCTTGACAGTGTATATATTAAGTGAAACCCCATGTCCATTCCACAACCACCAACGAAAACAGCCTCTTTGTCTGTGTAACGCCAGTCTAATAACTTAGAAACGTAAAAGCTAACATTCTGTATTCGCTCTCCTGATATGGCGAGAACTTTTATATGTCTGCTCGTGCCTTTTGGGTTAACGTGTCTAATTGATGTGTGAGCTGTGCTCCCCTTGGGGAACCATTCTTTTAGTAACCTCTCCAGGTCTTTCTTATCCATTTACTTCTCCTAATTTGTAAAAGCTCATTGTACCCTCTGGATACAAAATGTCAACACAATATTTTGATCACACACCCTGGTGGATCTGGCAACCTGGTATTGGATCCCTGTGTTCCTATATGTGTGTTTCTCCTACGCAGTAGCAAGTAAACCCGATTCCCGACTCCCGACATAAAAAACCCGACAAGAAGTCGGGCTTATTAGAAAGTTAAAAAGATTTTAAACTACAACTTCTCTCATAGAATCAAAGTGTCTGTTTATTACAACATCAACCTCATAACAAGTGTCGCAGTTTGGACAATGCCAGTCCTCTATTTCTCCTGTGCAATTATCTCCAAGATAATGTAAATCTTCTTCATTACACTTGGGACATCTTTGAACGCACATTATGAAACCTCACTAGCAATAGCAGTTATTATTTCTTTAATTCTATCCTGTGCATTAGGTTCAAGTAATGCGATAGCAAGTTTATCGGCTACTTGAGTTTTAACTGCCCATTCATGTTTCCACCATGACAATTCATCATGGCTATATCTTACTGTAGAAACACCAACATTCTCTACAGTATGAAAGTCGTTAAACTTTTTTATCTGCTCATTAAGTGTTTCTACTTCTTTTGCTCTAGCTTGGTTCATTCTTTCTATAGCCAAATCTAACTTAACAACGCTATCATGTTTTTTAGCTAAAGATTTATACTCTTTAGACTTTTTAGCTTTGTCTATGCTGCTATTAAGTCTTTCTTTCACGCCCTCCATAATCTGATTGACTATGGCTTCTTGTTCAAATTTTCTAATTTGTTTCATAATACTTCTCCTATTAAGTAAAAGTATATTCTACTACTTTTTATACCTGTTGTCTACAAAATGTATCTTTCATTTGAAAGAGCTTTTCCCAGGCACGCAGTAGCCTCTGGCAGCAATAACACCCAGGGAGCTGTGGATCTGTGTTATATTATGTGTATAGTTCAACCCGACCCGACCCGACACAATATCCCGACAACCCGACTGCCCGACCCGACTGGCTTTGTAGCCATTTTGTGCATGATTTTTTATGGAAGAGAGAGCGAGAGACAAGAGAAATGCGATTAATCCTCAAAATCCCTACATATAAATAAACATTATAATATTAATTAGCTACATATTGTTTACAATAATGCTTGACATATTGGATACAAATAGTATCATTAAATAGTGGTTAGGCTACGCGACTTTATAAAATCTTTGCTTATCAATACATGATAACTGCAAGTTAAGTATGAAAGGGAGATAAGAACTAAACCGTGCCTCTCACTAACCACACTGGATTAACCATATATAATACTTTAGGAGGTATACAAAATGGGAACGAGAAGTAATATCGCTTACGAGCGACCAAACGGGCAAGTTGTAGTGGCTTACTGTCATTATGACGGATACCCAGAATATAACGGAGTAATACTCAATGAGAATTACAACACACCACAAAAAGCAGAAGAATTAGCCAATCAAGGTTATTTTGTTGGTCTTAAACCAAATCTTAAAGATTCGTTAGAAAGAGGAGGAACAAGCAAAGAAGCACCAATGATATATCATTCATTACATTCATACTTAAATGATATTCAATGGGATATAGAATGGATCTATATTTTCAAGCGTGGTCAATGGTATGTATGCGAAGGCATGGAAGTTGATGATAATTTTAAAATACTGGATAAAGATTTTATAGAAAATGACTTTAAACCTTTAGTTGATGTATTAACTAACATTCACTTACAAGAGGAGTCAGCATGAGTGAATTAAAAAAAGAATTTTGTGTCACTAAAACATTTACCACAGTTGAACGTGCTTATGTGAAAGCTACTAATTGGGAAGAAGCAGAGGAGTCTGCTCTTCTCAATGACACAACAGAGTGGGAAGAAGTTTCAGCAGAGATTACCAAAGTTGAAGCAGAGGAGTCAGCATAATGGCTAGATATACAGAAGCAGAAGTTATGGAAGCAGTATGTTTGGCTATTGGAGATGATGGGTATCGTGGTTTAGAAACACTTAGAATACTCAAACAGTCAAGAGAAGAATACGGAGTCCTTACCAATGAAGAGTATGCAACAGAGCGTGAAGATTTTGCTAATTATTTAAAGGAGTTAAAGTGAGCAACATTGATCGTAGAAGAATACCAAAACATCTACGCCACTTATCTGAGTGGCGTTTAAGAGCATTATTTTATTTATTTAGAGGAGGATTTTAACCATGACAACAATAGAAATAATTAGCTACTCAATACTTAGTATTGTATTCATTACTTTTATAATTAAAAACGAAAAAAATTTAGGAGGTAAATAACCATGTCAACATATTACAGACCAACCAAACCAATACCACTTGATGCAATTAAAAAAAATAAGTATCTAAAAGATATTGGCTTTGATGTTATAGATACAAAAGATAAACAATATTTTTTATGCGATTCTTGTATTTATTTCTCAACCGACAAGCAAAACAATGTAATTGATTTGTATCGTTATGGTGGCAATAACGCTGATGATATTTTAGATCCACTTGCAGAAGAATTTAAGGTAGGTTTCGTATCAGAATATGATGAAGAGTATGACGATTATGACCACCCCGATACACCAGTTATGCAAATTAACATAGAGGATTTAAAGAGTATCTCTAGTGATTGATACAGTCTTTTATATCACGCTTGGAGTATATGCTCTTGTATACTTTGCATCTACTCCGACTGATGAAGAATAAATACTATGTTAAGATAGTTCCTTTTAACCCAGTAGAGTTTGACTTGACACAATATCCTCTAATTAAGCAAGTCAACTTTACTGTCGGTTATCAAGTCTTTGAAAACAATCTAAACACACGCACAGCTTGGTTCACTAATAGAAGGGCTTTATTTAAAGATTTAGATAAGTTCTTGAATATAACAAATTCATAACATATAATCGGGCTTGGCGTGTCCGATAACTGTATATAAATTTTCACGTAAATTTTTCATACTTACTCCTCTCCTTCAGACACGCCTTTTTTTTCGTCTTCTTTTTCTATCTCAGCTTCGTCAATCACCAGGGAAGGATCTGGCTGCTTGTTTTCAATACTAGCCTCAACAACATTACCCATTAGCTGCTTAAGTCTGTTTTCTACTTCTTCCCGACTCATTTGATCTACCTTTCCAAACATAACTTCTTTACGATCAACTATTAGGCCCCCGACTTTTAGCAGCGAGTTCTGGGCAGATATCGCCGCGTTAAACGAGCCTGCCTCTATTGCCTTGTCCCGAATATCATAGAGATCCTGGACAGCACGATCATAGTTTAGTTCATATTTCTTTTTAGCCTGGTTCATCAAATAATTATATTCTTTGCGAATAATAGGCTTACTCATTAATTTATTAGCCATCTGGCGTGGAGATGTATAGCCTGCTTTATGGGCACACTCTACAAGTGATAAACGAGGATTATTTACTGCGATCCAGATAAAGTTTCGTTGTCTACGATTGAGCTTTTCGTCTAGGTTGCAGTATTCAATTGGAGCTTCTTCTTCTGAAGAGATGATAGGTTCATATTCTAATTTATTCTTTCTATGTCCCATGTTCGCATATTAGTCGTGGCGATATTTATATACTAGCTATCCCCACTTTATCCTAAAGTGTATTGAGAGGATACTTGAGAAGTGTAGATCTAGTCAAGTATTTTCTAATATTTTTAAAGAGTTTTACTTATTCTCTTGTGACAAAAATGAAAAAAATAAAATATTCGTCAAAAGCCCATTCTTATCACGTTTTTAACTGTCAAATTGTTTTGACAATAATTGACAATAATCTATTTCTTAGCAGATTTGTCAATATATTGGTCTAAAAGTTCTTGAACTAGCTTTATAACTTCTTTATCACCAAACTCTACATTGAGCTGAGATATACAAAAACTTAAACTAGCCAGGACAACATTTAGCCTATCTTCACCACGATAAACCATGTTATCAAACATACAATCTAATCTGTTTATTAACTCTGGTAACGTAGGTTTGCCTTGTTTATGCTTTATTTCTACAATCTTTAGCATATCGCATCATAACACGATAATTTGCATTGTCACAATCTTTACAAATATCAATGTGTTCTACCACGTATTTGACTTGTCTAGTCCTAAAAAAGTCTAATCTATAGGTGTTTTTACACTTTACACACTTTTTTACTTTCATGTTACATCCATATTTTTGTATATATGCTTTATAACTTCTATAGTCCAGCCGTTGCCTAAAAGTTTATATTTTT